GAAGGTAGTTTTCTTTTACATACAGAGCAAGTGCAATCAACATCTTCAATGAGATGTTCATCCATGCATTGATTGCATATTGTATAGAGAGGAAAACCTAGGTTGGATTGTACAAAATTGTCTGTGTCCTTTTTGCAGCAAGCACAGGTGGTCATTTCTTAGGTTTGAGTGTTTGTCTTAACAACATGATAGCACGGTTCCTGGTTCTCTGCTCGTTTATACGCTCGGAAGTGGACAGTCGTTTAACTGTCTTACCTCTAATGGCAGCAATTTTTTTAATAACTTTCTTGACCGTTGGTTTGACTACTTTCAATAGTAGATCTGCCAGCGGTTTTGCTAATAGTGCTGATGTAGTAGCGATGACAGCAATGCCACCCACTTGTGCTACCTGTCCGCCACTAGGAAGACCAGCAATAACTTGTTGAGGTATACCTACCGCCTCTGTAATCTGAATACATTCATTACCAACCAGTTTATATTCAACAACTTTCTTTCTATACCCTTGCACGTATGTGCCAACAGGTTCCTTCGCTTCCTGTGCTTCTGTAGGGCACTTCACTTCGACTGTATTGATCTTCTTTGGTACTTCAGGGGATTTCACCTCTGGTGATTCTGGTGCCTTTACAGGAGGCACCTGTGCCTCTCCTGAGAATTGTAATTCATCTGCATTATAATCAATGGGATTAAATGATGGTGTCTGACCATCACAATAAACTTTCACACCTTTAGGATCATCTCCTTCCAGCATGTTATTTTCATTTACCTCATGTGCTTCTACACATCCAGGAATGTCAACAATAGGTACACCAATTTGATTTGTTATTGGAACTGGTACTTGCAATGCTTGTGGTGGTTCTAACAAATAATCAGGAGTGAAGGGGATACGAATGATATCAATATCCCCTCCGCTAATTCTAATATCAGGTATGTCCATTATTTTTCTGCTGCATATAATGCGAAGGTAGATGTTGTTATGACTGTCATCATGTTAGCGATATGTTGTTTCGTTTCACTGTCACACTTTTTACCTGGCAAAAAACAACCCATGATAGTTACTCCAACTATTACTAATTGAAAGCAAATAACGATCCTTATCAGATCTATGACTTGTTTTTTGGTATCCATCAGCAATCATTAAATACACTACCAACTTGTGAACCTAATTCCGATCCTGCTTTCTGCCCTAGGAGTAATGCCCAACCACCTGCTAACCATCCAACGTAGGGAATACTAGCAACCGCTGGAACGGCGAGACCAGCAGCTATGCTAGTTCCTGCCATCGCACCTTGTGACCGTGCTCCAGCGTCCGCGATCAAACACTCTACTTCTTTTGCAGACTTTCCCTCTTCACCTGTTGCACCTCCTAGATTACGAGTACCTTCACGGGTGAACTGATCACGACGCCATTCATTTCTAACTTCAGATCCACCACCAAACCATCCTCTACGTTCTTTATCAACTTCCAAAGACCTTTCGGACTCTAAAACCTTAGGATCGTCAGCACGGAATTCAATTTCATATCCATCCTTGCCTGCCTTAATCTTATAAGAAGAGTAAGGACCACGAGGGATGTGAAATGTAGGAGGTTGGAGCACAGGTTCAGGTTCTTGCCTGAAAACATATCCAAGCAGACCTATATGTGCTACAACAAATACTCCACCAACTGAAGCGGCGACGATCTTAAGTTTATTCATGGTTAGAATGGCATAGAGGGACCAGTTACTTCAGGCATCTTAGGCATAGCAGAATCTACCATTGCTGGTAGTGCTTCTGTGATTGCTTCAGTGATAGCAGCAGTTGCTTTCTCACGAGCACCTTCGATTAATGTATCCTTTTGAACGTAAAGATAAGCACCACCCCCTAAGACAGATAAAGAAACTAGACCAGACAATAAAGCAACGACATTAATCAATTTTTGCATCTTTCTTCTCCAGTGTAGGTGCTTGCTTTGATTCTTCCTTCTTCTTAGAAGGCATGACACCAAACGTAGCTAACGTCCCAGTAAAAACGCTGGCAATAAAAGTTGGATCGATATTTTTCTGAGGAATACCAGGAACAGTTACATAATTAAGAGTCAGAATTGCTGCTGACCAACCAAGAATAATAACTCGGACGAGAGTTGATACACCCTCATCCGCCCACTCAAATTTGTTTTCCTTTTTGGCTTCCTCTTTCTTCTGTGGATTTGATTCCATGAGCAAAGAGTAAGGCAACTCTATTTATCACTCAGCAACTGCTTCTTCTTGTGCTTCTTCTTGTGCTGCTTGATATGCTGCTTGATATGCTGCTACAACTTCTTCAGTCCATGTAGCAGTGGCGATAGCAGCAACTCTTGGATCTTCTGCTGATGTATCATCACCAGGAGCAATTGCATGACGATGGAAAGTAGAAGCAACTTCTACACCATCTTTAAGAATCTGATTTCTTGTTCTTACTTGAATAGATCCGTTGAGTAGAACTTCAATTTTATCTACTACTGATTTTTCTTCTAATGCCATTAGGATTATTCTCCGAATTAAACAGGTTTAGGCGATAATATTTAGTCCACATAATATGTCATATCACCGATTAGATCGGCAACGTTGTTAATTTTTGCATCCACGGTCAAAGCATTATCTCCGATACTATCTCTCGTTGAATAAATTGACAAATGAGAAACAGAGGCGCTCGTTATAATAGCGATATTCATAGTATTAGATTGTATATTAAAATTATCTAATCTTAGATTGCCACCAGTACAACTATAAGTTGATACAAAAGGAAGTCCCAAAATTCTAAGAGTTCCACTACCTGCACTAACGGTCACAATATTTGTCAATCTAAATTGAACATGCACCATTCTTCCAATTTTAGTATATCTTCCAACTTGATCACCATAAGTATATGTTCCTGCAGATGTTGCACCCGCAAATACAGGATCCCAATCTCCTTCTTCATAGTCGTCAAGGACCTCACTAGTCATTCCAGTGGCATCAGTAGTCGCAGAGAAGTCAATACCTTTACCAGCACCCATTTGAATGTTGCCAGCAAAGTAGTTAGTGGCATCACTCCATTCTTGATAAACTCCATAGTTGTTTGTAACTGTTAGTCCAGTAGTATTATTTGGTGGTCTTAATCTCAACCCATATAGATTGGTGATGGTTGCGTCTAATGTTCCACTATTAACTACAGATCCCCAAAATGAATTTGTATCGTAGAAATGTGCATTTGTTATATTGACTGTTTTTGTTCCTGCACCGATGGAAAATAAACGAACAGTTGGTGAATAACTCGTATAATTTGTGACATTTACAGTTGATGTTCCGTTTGGCCTTAGAAGCAGCGCGGGACTCGTAACATTGGTAATACTCTGAGTTTCTCCATCGGGTGGACTTAGAGCTATGGTAGTTGCTGCAATAAAGGATGAACTACTTCTACCATTTGCGTTGATGCCTGAATATGAAAAACCATCATTAAACCCAACATACTGTTTACATGTATTTGCGTCTGTCCAATTAAAAGATTGATTAAAACCAGCAAAATATAATCGTTCAATATCACTAGTTGTTCCTGCACTCTTAGTATATGTTCTTTTATCAGCAGTTACAAAATTAAATCCACTAGTAACTGTTTGTGATGTGCCCAACTCTATGTTTACACTATTGCCAGCAGTTACCTGAAAACTACTAGTGGTTGGATAGGTTATTGTATCAGTATCAGAAAGTGAAATTCCTCCAACATCAAGTGTTGTTGATAGTGATGATAAACCTTCTACATGAAGTTTAGATCCTGGATTAGTCAGTCCGATGCCAACCGATCCACCAGTCCAAACTAGATTATTACTACCATCAATCTCTAACTTATTGCTACCTTCAATCAATTTATCAACAGGAGTAATACCCAGTCCAATCCACTTAGCACCATCCCATTTGTATGTAATAGATCCTTCAGTAAAAGTATCATTTACACTAGGACTTGCTGGAAATACAATTGCCATTTGATTTTATTCTGGTCTCCAGAACTATTTAGCGTTAGCTGTTTGGAATGGTGATTCTGCGAAGGCAGCAAAGATATAAGTGGTTTCATCTTGATTCTCGTGAGAATCATCATCTCTTACTTTAAATCCATTAGATAGTAAATCGATTCCAGTTTCAGTTGATTCATTTGAGTTGCTACTTGGAAGAAGATGCTTATTGTTTTGGTTTGTTGGACATCTTGCAGAATCAAATAATCTCCAGTTTTCATTACCAGAACCGTCAGTCTTCTTAATCAAAACCCATGCTGGTTTAAATCCACAATACACAAAAGGACCATTATTACTTCCATTTCCAATATAACTTCCAAACTTACTATAATTTTCAATTTCTGACCACAGATAACTGATCCAATTAACATTTGATCCAGTAGTTCCTGCCCAAGTTCCAAGATACATCAAAGTATCTGTTGGTGCAG